TCCTCATAAAAATCTCTCATGGCTTTATCCTCTGGACTCATTGGTCCAAGGGCACCTAAAAAAGCTCCTATGCCAGGTATACCTGTTATCAAAGATGCTATACCACCAATAGCAGATTTTCCTAAATCAATACCTTTGCCAATGCCAGATTTTGCTTTATCAAAAATAGTGTTTCCAGGATTACCTTTTTGCATTAAAAAATTATCTATAATACCTGTCCGTGGGTTGTTTAAAAAAGGTCTAAATTCAGGTTTAAATGCTCTCTGTATAAATGGGGTTTCTATTGGTGCATCTATAAAATTAAACCCCGGTATTTCTGAAAAAGATGTATCTAGTCTACCAGACACATTATCTACAGGTGGGAACATTTCTAAATTCTGTAGCCTGTTAGGCATGAATTCTGGATTCATAATTAAATCTTGATATGTATTATCTCTTATAGCCATTATCGCCTTCCATCTGGTTGTATATCTAATCTGAATGTGCCCAACTTCCAACTCTGATTAGAAG